CGAGCGCTAATCACTTTGCCCGGCACAGGTGCGCATACTGTGTCGGGTCTTTTTAGGAGACCCCTATGGCTATGCAAATTTTAGAGGAAGGGCCTCGTAATCTGGTGATTAGCTTCACTGGTGCAGGTCCGGACACTGTAGATGTATCCGCTCTTTCGCCTCCCTGCGAGGAGCTTCGTATTCTCAAGGTTATTTACGACTGTCCTAATGAAGTAACTGCACCCACTACATTAGCGTGGGATGCTACTGTAGCCGTTACAGCATTATCTATTCATGGTCATGCAGATACGCTGTGCTTCGAGAGTTTCGGCGGACTGGTTAATAACGCAGGGGCTGGAGTTACCGGCGATGTGATTGTCACAAAGGGAGACGCTTCCACTTCTCTTATTGTGCATTTTAAGAAGGTCCGTACACAGAGCCCGTATCCTAACTAAGGTGTTCCATGGCTACTTCAAATACCATCTTCGGCATCATCAACGACGCCATGCATGATGCTGGATACCTTGGAGAGGGGGATCAACCTAACAGTGAGCAGCTAGCTACTAATTTTCGTCGACTTAACGACATCATCAACCTCTGGCAAACCCAGGGGTTGAAGCTTTTTCTGCTGGAAGATGTTACTATTCCACTGACAGCAGGGGTTCATACCTATACATTAGGGCCTGTCGGTGATGTAGTAATGTCCAAACCCAGCAGAATTGTTGATGCCTACGTCCTACAACCCTCTGGCATTCGCAGACCTTTAATCCCTATCGCTTGGAAAGACTGGAACCTTCTTCCACAAGTAACGGGCAACGATGGTGTTATTAACTCGTACATGGTGGACAAGCAAGCACTTCAGTTAGCGATTAGGTTCTGGAATACTCCCGATACTACAGAAGCTTTAAATAGTGTAGTTGTCACCGCACAAGTGCAAGCGCCGAATAGTATCAACCTTCATCAGAATATGAACTTTCCGCAGGAGTGGCGTATTGCCCTTCGTTGGGGATTAGCTGATGATATCGCGACAGGGCAGCCCCAAGCTATCATGGACCGCTGCGCAGAGCGAGCCAATGCCTATCGAGCGGCTTTAGAGGATTGGGATGTGGAAGATGCTCCAACTAGTTTTGCTCCCAACACTCGCACTGGCTACGGCGTTCAGGGGCGATTTAAGTAATGGCACAGAATCCTCAAGCACCTAATCAGTATGAAACTGTAACTATTCCTCCCAGACTCCCGCTGGTAATTGTTACGTCTAATCGAGACGGTACAGTTACCAAGGACGCCCGGCTAGTTAACGCCTACATCGAGGTTACTAGAGAGGGAGAGTTAGATATCTACAAGAGGCCTGGGTTAGCTAGTGCTGGAGTAATTGCAGATGGTGAAGTTGGTAGAGGCTTATGGTTCTGGGATGGGTCGTTATACTCTATTTTCGGTGACACCTTATACCGTGATGGTGTTAGTGTTGGGTCAGGATTAGATGTTACCAATGGAGTGTACAGGTTTGACTCCAATCTGGGAGCTACTCCGCAGTTAATTTTAGGGAACGGCAAGAAAGCCTATGCCTACGATCCGTCGGGGGGACTGACCAGCGATCTTCATAGTATTGACAGCAACTATCCGGAAGAGACGGTTAAAGGATTTGCTTACTTAAATGGTGCTATCTACGCTACCCAGCCTGAGGCAGTAGTGTGGGGAAGTGCCATTAATTCCGTATCTCAAAATGGAGACTGGGATCCGCTTAACTTTATCCGTGCCCAGATTGAACCTGACAAGGCTGTTTTTACAACTAAACAGCTTGTGTACGTGGTGGTGTTGAAGCAGTGGACAATTGAATATTTCTTCGATGCCGGCAATCCTACAGGCACTCCGCTGGGTGCTGTGCAGGGTATGAAAGTTAACTATGGGTGCGCTCACGGAGATAGCGTTCAGAAGATTAATGACGTACTCTTCTTCCTCTCCAATGATCAGACTAACTCCCTCCAAGTGTCCTCCTTAGATAAAGGTGCGCACCAGATTGTTTCGACACCTTCTATTGATAGGCTGCTCGCATCCGTAGATACAAGTGTGGTATACTCTTGGCAGTTAAAGTTAAACGGCCATAGTTTTTACATTATCACCTTTAAGAATAGTAATCTAACCTTAGCCTACGATATCACCCAAACTTTATGGTTCCAGTGGACAGACGCTGATGGCAACTACTTTCCCATTGTAGCTAGCGCATATGACGCAGCGGGGAATCATGTACTGCAGCATGAGAGTAATGGAAGGTTGTTTTATATTAGCGGGGATTACTATAAAGATTTAAATGATCCGATCGTAGTTGATATTATCACCCCTAACTTTGACGCCGAGACCTATAGGAGAAAGTTCTTGAAGCAGATCAAGTTAGTTGGGGATAGGGTAGAGGGAGGTATCGTACAACTTAGGTATAGTGATGACGACTACGTAACGTGGTCTAAGTGGCGTTCTGTTGATATGGGCGCAGAAAATCCTATGCTTACGGACCTGGGAACTTTTCGTAGAAGGGCTTTCCAGCTTCGTTACACTAAAGACCTTCCATTTCGCATTCGTGCTATGGAAGCTCAGTATGACGTAGGTTCCTTATGAGTGTAGAAACTGATCCGCTGCCGCCAGCCCCGGAGCACTCTCCACCACTAAAGGAGGATGAGGGGAGAAATGTCCCAGGCAGATATTTTGGCCAGGCATGGACTCGCTGGTTTGTATCTCTCCGGGCCAAGGTTAATGTCATCAACGACATGGTGGCTAATCTTAGCCGTATTATTAGTAGCGGCATTGTAGTATCTGACGGCAGTGGAAATGTTTCTACTGTTGGCAGAACCGACCTAGTAGCAGGTAGTAACATTAGTTTTACTGGTTCTGGTGTAGGTAGAATCATTGATGACGGGAGTGGTCCACTAACTATTAATGCTGCTGGGGGTGGAGGTGGCGGATACCCTTTTGTTCCGCCACCGCAGACTGGCTGGTCGTGGGTTAATCAAGGAGGGGCTGTAGTTACTAGCGACCCTTCCTATCAAGCTATTTCCGGTGGGACAGCGGCAACCCTAAATTGCAGAATGCGTACTAGGGCGGCTCCGAGCACTCCCTATGTAATCACAGCTTGCATAGAATGCTCTATGCTTAAAAACAGCAACTCTGCTATTGCATTGTTCTGGAGGGAGTCTTCTACAGGTAAGCTTATTTATGCCGGCCTTACCAACGGAAACTTTGCCGCTGCTAGTTATAATAGCCCCACGTCCTTCGCAGGATCTGGTTATAGTATACCGTCTTACGCATCTACCCTCTTGTGGCATAGAATAACGGATGATGGCACTGATAGGGGAGTCTACTTTTCTGGCAACGGTTATGATTGGATTCCCTTAGTCACTCAAGCTAATAATACATTCTTAACTGCGGATGAGGTAGGTTTTATGACCCTTGTTAATGGCAATGTGCTAGCGCCAACTGCCAGATTAGTTCATTGGGAAGTTACTTAGGGGATTGTGGTGGATGACACGAAGAGGGTTTTGCAAGAACTATCTAAGGCAGAACTGAAACTCGTAGTTAAAGATGCTATCAAAGAATGGCTGGATGAGCAAACACTAAAATTTGGCAAGTGGACAATACGGTGGCTGGCCCTTGCAGCCTTTGGAGGGCTTATGCTTTTTATTCTTAATGCGCAAGGTTGGACACAGAAATGAGTGAGTATGACATTCCTGGATTGGTTGTCATCGACAACTTCTTTCCAGACTTTGATCGGGTCCGTGAACATGCGAAGTTATCTCATTACTACGATTGGTTAGCCAACGATGGTCAGGTGTATAAGCGGATCAGTATGCTTCATGTACCTGACATGCTCACCAGTCTGGAGAGGGAGTTAGGCCCCGTCAAGATCGGTTTGATGGGATACAGACTAAACTACGAAGATGAAGAGCCTAACCAAAGTATTCACGCAGACTTAGGCTTCATGACTCACGCTTGTGTTGTGTACCTGAACGAGGGAGATAGTGGTACGGCGTTCTGGAGGCACAGAGCATCTGGTGCGGAGGATATCTGGTATGGGCAGAGGGAGTTGTTCGACCAGATCAAGGACGATTTTGAGAACCCTGATGCCTGGGAACAGCGGGTCGTAGTTCCAGCTAAGAAGAATCGAGCCGTGATTTACAAGGGTAACATGTTCCACTCTAGCTACCCCTTCAAGGCTTTCCGTACAACTCCAGATGATGGCAGGCTGATTGCTATTGCCTTCTTCAACTTCCCGGAGATTGGAGAAGATGATTAGGATTGCTAC